TATTCAGCAGATCCTTCAATATGTTGTTTAGCCATTATCGACCTCTACCTGAACTTTTTTGATTCATAGCACGTGCAACATTACGACCCATTTTCTTAGCGTCCATAGATGTAATACCGCCTTTTTTAAGACCTTTCATAGATTTTTGTTTGTCATGCTTAGCGTCTTTTGAGCTTTTTTCCCAATCAGACATAGACATCTTATTCTTCTTTGCAAGGATTTTGTCTTCTTTAACGTCTTTAGCTGAACCTTCAAAACTAGCCATAGTATACCTCAAGTAATCGTAATAAACACATCATTCAATGTGGTGGTAATATCCTGTGTTGCCACAGGGTTAAAAGCAAATAAACCTCTAGAGGCATTTAAATTTACATCAGGTCTTGGGTTGCGTAAAGCTTGTGGATCGTTTGCTACCTTTTGGGCACCTATTATACCAACCCAGTTTTGTGGGTGGTCTCCACCAACTTTGTCCATACATTCTGGACACACCCGCATGTTTATCCGTTTACCTATAATAACATAGGTGTGCAGTTTCTTTAAAGGATACCTAAAACTGCAACGATCACAGAAGCCATATGCTCTTTTCTCACCAGCAAACGGAGTGCCCACTTACCAACCTCCGCCGCCTACACTACCAATGTTAGGAACAAATCTAAAAGACACTCGTTGACGGTCTTCATCAGCCGCCAGTTCAAAAGCTTCATCATAGAGTTGTTTAAGCATGGGTATTTTGTTTTCAGCTTCTGGAGTTTTAAGAGCTAAGTTATAAGCAAGTCCAGCAGTCATAGCTTCTAAGAATCTAAAAGGGATATCAAGCGTATTCACTCCGGCTTGCCCTGCGTCTTGCATTCTACGTAAGCGCCAATAAACTAAAGTGTACCCAGTTTGACTAGGTAAAGGCCATATCTTAGCTGTGGGAGTAGGAGTCTGCCTATCAACAAATATCTGTATAGGTCTGCCCTGAGTTAACTTATTTGGTATTGTAGCGTATGTGGATACACTTATACGGGCTATTTGTAAGTCCACTTGATTAGACGTACTACCGGGGTTTTGACGTATTACTGTCTCTATTAAATCAACGGTATCGTCAGGTAAATCATATGTACCAACACCCACTAGCAGAGGTATCTCACCTTGTTCAATAGTCCATAGGTTTAAACCTTTGTTAGCCCAAGATGCCAATAAATAATTTAAAGACCTTCTAGCTGTTCTAAACTGATAACCAGTACGGATTTCTACGCCTACACGTTCGTAGGCTTCTTCCATTATCTCGGCTATGTTTGGATTAAATGTAGTAAGACCTGAAGTACTCATTATGCTATCTGTGTAACTGAAAGAATAACACCAGCTGCTGCTGGATGAATAGGTGCCACTAAACTAGCAGGGATTGTAACAATAGTTGAAGTTCCACCAGTTGTAATCCATTTAAATGCTATATAGTCACCAGCATTTAAACTAAAAGTATATTGCACAGCTAAAACAGTACGTCCATTAATACTGCCTTTTTTAGCTGGTACTGCTATTACACTAGCGGCATTTGCAACAGCAATCCCATTTATAGTGGGCCATAATGTAAAATCATCGTAATTAGCGGAGCTGTTATCTACCTGTACACTAATAATAACACTATAAACTCCAGTAACCCCAATATCAATTTGAGAATTAGGTGCGTCTAAAGTAACATTTTTAGATTGGTCAGTTATGTTTATAGGTACATTAGCTACTGTAGCTGCAGGTGCAGTAACCACACCGTCTACATATTCAAATGCCCCATAGTTTGAATATGTATTTCTTGCATAGGCTTCAAAGTTAGCTAGTGTAGATTGTACATTCGCTCCGCTCTGCACCATAGGAACAAGCTCTGCTCCAGTTAAAGGTGTTGATGCACTAGACATCGCTGATATTTTCTGATCCGCCATTATGAAGCCTCTAATACTATTTTAAAACTGTCTTGTTGTAATACGTAGCCCGAAGACTCCATGAGGATAAACGACTTAGCGATAGGACCACCATTATGATATAAGTCTACAACACCACCGTCACCTACATTCTCCCCAAAAGTCGTCTCTGCAGGGTCATTACAAGCGCCTACACCTAAAGCAAACCCATCAGTGGTATTAGCTTGGTTTGAAACTCCTGTAAATCCTACATGCGCCATCTTAGCCGCCTACAACGCCAGCTTGAATTAATGTCATAGTTGCAGTGCCCGCACCTGCTGTTACTAATATTTTAATAGCTGATACAGGAAACGCATAGTTACCATCTTGATTATCTGACTTACCCGCTATAGTAGGATGTGAAAACCATGTTAAAGTAGAACCATCTTGAGGATTAGCAAAAGCATGTTGAACAGTATAAGTAACCGTACCTGTTGTTACAACACCAAACCCTACGTTAAAAGGGCTAATATATGTATCAGTTGTAATGATGTTGCTTGAGCCTACACCTGTTTTAGTAGCAATCTGTTGACGCATAATCTTTTACCTTTGTTGTGGTCGTTGTACGGGCACCGAAGTAGGATTGCCCTGAATTTGTAGCCCTTGTTGAGGCATGTACTGAGACAGACTTGGTGGTTGTCCTTGTAATGGAGATTGCATTTGAGTCACTGGTTGTCCTCCTATACCCGCATCGCTACCGCTATTATCATACCCCATATTGTTACTTGGAGACACCCCGCCCATATCAGGACTAGGAGCACTTTGTACAGGTGGTAACGTATTGGACATACTCTGTGGTTGGTTAGGTTGCCCTTGTTGTGGGTAACTCATAAAATTAGAATTAGGAGAGGCAAAGTTATTGTATGAACTCTGAGTATTAAACTGTGGTGCTGGGTTAGCCTGTTGATTTCCAAACCCTTGGCCTATAACCCCACCATCTGCAAATCCTTGTTGTCCACCGCCCGCCATTATACCATTCTCCCTTTAGTCCAACCACGTTGCGCTATCCCAACACCTTTAGGTTTAGCAAAAGCGTCTTTAGATTTATTTGAACCTGAAGCAAAAATCGACCCCATTCCTCGTTTACTAATAACCCCTCCTTTTTTCCATCCAGCAGGTGCAGGTGCAGTAGACGCAGGTGCATTAGGTGGTGGAGCTATTGGCGCAGGTGGTGGAGCTATTGGTGCAGGTGGTGGAGCTATTGGTGCAGGTGGTGGAGCTATTGGTGCAGGTGCAGGTGTAGAAGTTATTGGAGCAGGAACAGGTGCCATTGGTTTAGATATCAGCGCAGGTGCCATTGGCTTAGACATAACTGCAGGTACCATTGGAGCAGGGGTAGATGCTTTTGATTGAGATATAAGTGTAGGTGCTATATTAGATAAAGCAGGTTTTAAAGATCCTATTCCTACAGGTGTTTTAGGGGCCATATTACCACCAGTTGTAACTGGTGCTTTAGCTACAGGTGTTTTAGCTACAGGTGTTTTAGGGGCCATATTACCACCAGTTGTAACTGGTGCTTTAGCTACAGGTGTTTTAGCTACAGGTGTTTTAGCTACAGGTGTTTTAGCCGCAGGTGTTTTAGCTACAGGTGTTTTAGCTACAGGTGTTTTAGCTACAGGTGTTTTAGCTACAGGTGTTTTAGCTACAGGTGTTTTAGCCGCAGGTGCGGGTGCAGGTTGTTTTAAGTTTTTTAATCTAGCTTGTAAAGAGCCCAATCCTTGTTCTTGTTTTGCTAATCCTTGTTTACCTATTGCTATTCTATCCGGTGCAGGTGTTTTAGCCGCAGGTGTTTTAGCTGCAGGTGTTTTAGCCGCAGGTGTAGGTGTTTTAGCCGCAGGTGTTTTAGCTGCAGGTGTTTTAGCTGCAGGTGTAGGTGTTTTAGCCGCAGGTGTTTTAGCTGCAGGTGTTTTAGCTGCAGGTGTAGGTGTTTTAGCCGCAGGTGTTTTAGCTGCAGGTGTTTTAGCTGCAGGTGCGGGTGCAGACGCTTTAGCTACAGGTGCAGATGCAAGTGCAGACGCTTTAGCTACAGGTGCAGATTTTTTAGTCGTACGTGCAGATGTTTTAGTTAATGAGCGTATATATGCTGCTTTTTTAAATATAGTAGCCATTAGTATATCCTACCTTTTGTACGACCTTTAGTAATACACCCATCTGCACGAGACGAAATAGAACCCCCTTTAGCATATTTTCTTAAAGAACCTCCACATTTTTTACCTTTAAGCATTTCTTCATCAACATCCCAACCAGACATACTTTTAGTAGCTCTATCGCCACGCATGCCTTTAAAATCATCTTCTGCTGTTTGGGAGCGTTTTGCTTCTTCTTTAGCTTGTTGAGCTCTATCTCTGGCTACTGATTCACCAGCTTCCATGTCATTGGTCTTTTTAATAGCCATTAGATTATCTTCCCACGAGTTTTGCCTTTTTTAGTAATGCCATCGACACTGCCGCCTTTGTACATACCTCTACAAGTAGAACCACCTTTTTTCATACCTGTTGTTGGGGCACCAGGAATAGCTTTTAAACCAGCAGAACGCATAGCACCTAATTGAGCCATATCTGGAGTTGGAGCGCGTTTAACTACTTTAGCTTTAAGTACGTCTTTTTTCTTTAATGGGGCCATGCCCGCTTTTAACTTAGTCATTTTGTTTCCTCTAGCCTTTTCTTGTATATCAGAAATACCGCGTGATGGGCGAGTCATATTACCTTCCCGTTAGTTTACTTACTACCACAGTTCCACCTCTTTAAAGAAGCTGCTTTGCGTGTAGGTTTACCGTTCTCATCTTTCATAGGCCCCGGCATCCCTGACATTCTAGCGCAAAACGATTTCTTGCGTGGACCACCTTGGGGTTGTGGAGCTTTAAGATTAGATCCTGTAGCTGCATTGTATTTGGCTCTGCCTTTAGCAGTCAAACCAGCACCTTTAGATACTGGAAGTTTTTCACCTCTACCAACAGCTAAATTAGGAGCTTTTTTAGTAGCCATATTAGTTCCTTGCGAGATCTATTATCCAAGACATACTAGCACCTATTGCAGCACCTATACCACCAAAGATCATGAACATACGCCACCCACCTTTAGCTTCAGACAGAGTTTTACTGATTTCTTTTATGGCTTCTTTTATCTCATCCATATCTTTAATCATTTTGTCCATGTCATTCTGTAAGTGTTTTATGTCCGCACTGTGGGTAGCGAGCTCCCGCGCCGTTTGTATCACTGGATCTGAAGCTCTTTGATGTTCCACAAGCTACCTACCTATTTCTTATGCAGAAGCAGGATCTTGAGCACCACTAGATGTTTTTTGTATATAACTGATAGTAATAAAACCATCACCTGCAGTTGCAGTTGTACCAGCCATAGTTACTACTATTTGCATATCAGTAGTACCGACATTACTCATAGCTGTTAATTGAGCTGCAGTTGGAGTTAACGCTTGACGTCCTGCTGCTGGAGTAGTAATTGCAGTTACATAAGCTGCTGCTGTTGTGCTGTTACCGACAGCTAATGTTGCGCCAGATGTAAAAGTAGTAGTTACATCAATGAAGATGCTTACGATTTGTGCACCTGCAGGGAGTACGAAAGGAGTGCTAGTAGTTAAACTTAAAGCCTCAGATTGCGCTAAAACTACAAGACCAGTATTATCAATAGAGCCGACAGTAGTACCAGTAGTATATCTAACAGTACCTGCGCGAACTGGACCAGAAAAAGTTGAAAAAGACATATTTAATTCCTTATTGCACTTGCGCCTATCGTTGTGTGCGGATCTGCTGAGTCAGTCGAGTAGGCAGTTAAAAATATTCTCAGATATGTACTCCTTATAACATTTATTTTGTGGAAGTGTCAATATTTTTCCATACCCATCGTTTTTTTCCACAATCATATATTCTTCCAGCCCCCATTATGTACGTCATTTCCTTTTCTGTCCTAGAGTCCGTTTCACTATCATATGTTTCGTTAATATTATGATCATTTAGCCTTTTCTGTAAAGCTCTACGTTGGTAATAGGTTTTTGGTTTTAGTCCTAACTTTTGGCTCCATACTTGATAGTCTGGTTGGGATTCTAACTCCATTGTAAACCCCAACTGTTCATACATACCCCCTGAAAAATACCTATTATCAGAAAACGATTTAATTAGCTCAGGCTGTTCATCTTTTACAAAAGCTTTAAATAACTTAGAGGCTCCCCCTAGAATATTTATTCGGGTAGCATATCTTGCTAATGTCCAAACCCTATTAGCGTTGCTCCCTCTATCATTAGCTCCTAAAGCAAATCTCATACATGCGACTAATTTACCCTTCCAGTATAACCCATAATGCTTTCCATTTCCTTCACCTCCTTGGGGGTGATACCTATCATAAAACTCTTTAGCCGCTTGGGTGGGTACTAAAGCCAATTGGCACTTTCTAGCCATTAGTTTGCCTTTTGTTTTACCTATAGCATTTCTTAATAATCTTTTAATTTGAGGTTGCCTTTGTTGCCACTCGGTCTCATAAATAGTTATAAGGCGAACACCTTTATCAGCGCATTCTTTATATTTGTTATAGCTCTTATTCTTGTTATCCTTTTCATCTTTAGCATTAAAATGTGAGTGCCAATACATTCCGTGAAACTCAACTGCTAAATTAGCACTAGGTATGTAGATATCTACCTCTTTAGGGGGTATTAATTTTCTATCCCTTTGTATAATAGGAATATACAAGTTTAGATAGTCTGCTACTTCTTGTTCTGGAGATGACTTCATATTACCACATTTTTGACATGGTATTCTACCTGACAGTAAATTAACCCCTACTTGTCTAAAGGTTCCATGTTCACAATGTATATTTATATAAGAGGTATTTAAGTTTTTCCAAGAATCACAACTATATGTGAACTTACCCCCATGTAGTTTTTCTGCCCTAACTATGACTTCTTCAAAAGGCAATTGTTTTCTTAATCTAATGTTAGTGTTTTTACATTTAGGACAGTTTTGTTTGTTTCTATAGTGATTGTCTGGAGTTTGTTTAAATTCTCCATGCTCTTTGCATATTATTCTTACAGGAATCTTATAGTCAATGTATGTAACTAGAGAATAATCATACTTATCTCCATGCACTTCTTTAAATCTGCTTACCCAATCAGCCTCACGCCCTACACATTTAGGACACCCTGTACCACTATGTATAAAGTTAATACTTGTGGGGTTAAATTCTCCATGGGTCCTACATATTATTCTTAATGGCGTTTTTGCTGATATGTATTCTGCTTTACTTAAATCATAAATGTCTCCATGAACTGCTATGGCGCGGGTTAACCATTCTTCTTGAGTTATTATTTTAGGCATTTGAGTCTCTTTATAGGTTTACTTGACGCCTATAATAACATAAAAAATAAATAAGTAAACGCCTTAAAGAATAAAAACAAAAAGAAAAGGGGGACAAAAGTCCCCCTCCCTAAACTACTGATTTATCTTAATAAATTAAGCTGAACCAGCCGAACCAAAAACACCCAATGGATCACTAAAACCAAAGCTGTAGCGTTCCCTCGCTTTATAGCGAGAGTTGCCCGTGTCAAAATCACTGTCCATAGAAGTGGCTAATGGAGTTCTAACAAAATGTTTCAGACCGTTTGGAACGTCAGTCAATAAGAACCAAGCATTTGTATCAGTCAACCATGGGTTAACAGTATAGCCACCAGGAATTGAGCCATTGTTCTTAAGAGCGTTAACATCATTGTCAGTTGTACCAACACGCAATTCAGTTTCTAACAAACGAGTTGCTACGAATTGTAATGCAGGAGGTAGAACCAATTTTTTAGGTTTAGCAGCAATCAATAAACCACGTTCGTCAGTCCACAAGGCAATTTGAATAACCGCATTTTCCAATGAAGTTTCGTTCAAATCAGCTGGTGTAGCTGGTACGTTAGAAATTGTTGAGCCATAAACTAAAGGATGTGCACTGTTACATAAAGATTTGCCGTCACCACCAGTATAGTTGGAGTTGAATGCATTGTTTAGTACAGCAGCGCCTTTAACTTCTTTGGTGTACGCCATAGCGCGAGCCAATGCTTTTGTATAACGAGCAGACAATGAGTCATACAAGTTATCTTCAATAGCTTCTTCAGTTAAAGAAAAGCCCAGAGCGATAGTTTCGTGGGTGTAGCGAGTAGACCAAGCTTCTTGTGCATTATCATACACAATACCTGAGCCTTCGTTTTTAACCGCAGCGGCACCAAAGCCAGACAGTTTTTGTTCTTCTTCGAATGAACGCTCAGAGCTTTCAGTTTCGAAGATTTCTTTATACTTCTCACCATAACGATCATATTCTAAACCGAACAGAGCGTTAAGACCGGGAAGTAGTTCTTTTAGTAGTTGCGCGCGTGAAATAGCAGCCATTAGTTAAACTCCTTAAATGCCGACAGGGTTGCGATATGCGTGACCACCAACGACAGTAATAGCCACAGCTGAAACAGCAAATGGAGTAGTACCTGATTGAGTCACAGCCGCAGTCATTGTTGGTGCTGTATAAGCTACGAAAGCTTCTACAAACGTACCGTCAGATAATGCAGTTTCTTGAACCATACTAACAATGCGCAAAGGCAGTGTTGCAGTAGTGTTTTTAGAAGCCAAATCAACTGAAATGGCGCTGTTACCAGTAGCAGTATTAACGCCATCAACAATAGAACCTGAGTTAGTAGGAATGAAGTAACCAATGTTTTGACCAACCTCAGCTAGAGTAGCAGCACCAGAAGTGTAAGCTGTACCAGCATTAGTCAAATTAACCTTCATTAAAATTTGTGGGTCGTCAGCAACAATAGCAACGGCATCAGAAGCAGAAGTTCCAGTAGGCCAGTATTGTGAGAAAACTTTGTATTTTAAAGTTGGGCTAGTGTAAGAGCAACCTAAGAAGATACCGATTGGGTTAATAGCCCAAGCAGTTTTAGCTCCAGTAGATGAATCTACACGTGCGATAGTACCACCAGCTAATAGAGACACAGGGTCGCCATAACCAATATTTTTTGCGTAGCCAGACGCAATCGGTAAATACCGAGTTGCACCAGCGTAAGGCTGAAAGCCTTCTAAGGTATTCGGTAGAAAACCGTAGGGACCGACATTGCTAGGATATGCCATAAAAAACTCCTAAATAAGATTCAACACGGTCCTAACCATTTAGGAACCGCGACCAAAAGACACTTTAGATGCTTTTTCAGAGAAAAGGGGCATCCTTGGATCATTTTCGCGTAGGAAGTTGTTATCAACAGACTCCACAGACGCTTTGGACATATTAGCATAGTATTCCTTACGAGAATTTGAGTTCTCGACAGTAGTCTTACACAGAACAAGTCCACCAATTTCAATCAAACCTTGTGGCGTTAATCCAAAGGCAGCAAAATCAGACAATAACTCAGGATGGTCTTCCGCTTGACAAGGTATCCAACCTTCGCGTTTAGCTTTCGCCATATTCGCGGGATCAGGTACACCCAGCATAGAAACTCTCTTCCAGTGGAACACGTAACCGTCCTGTGGGTCTGGAGCTGGCAAATCATGCGCAGGTTTCCATGATACTGGACGAACTTCTTTTTCGCGTGTTTCTGTAGAACGTGGTGCTCTATCAATTTGTACGTTAGCCATTGAGTTGTTGCTCCTTTACTTTATACTTGGCGTAAACCTCTAAAGGTACTCCAAGTCTTTTTGCTATAGCGACTTCAGATGTATTCAAAGTGACTTTCTTTGGTGCAGTAGTTCTACCTACCGATGCCACTGGTGAAGATTTCTTCTTGTCGAAGTTCTTTGGGAATACTTCCCGTATGCGGGAGTCTACACGCTGATAATATTCATCAGAGGTAGGGTCTACACCGGATTTAACCAATTTTTCGTGCAGTCCATAAGCGAAGGCGGTCATCTCTTCATCTTTACCAAACCATGGATTCTTTCCAGCCCAGCTCTCGGCTTTATAGTCTCTTGGTGGTGCTTCTGGCACTGATGGTGGAATATATACATCATTACTTTGTGGTTGTAAAGCTTTTTGTTGTACAGGCGGCACCAAGTTAGCTAACTGCCGTTTTTGATTGGCTAATTCGCTTAACTCTTCCTGTGCTTCAAGTACTCCATCTGTATCACCCGTTTCAAAAGCTTGACGGTATTTATCCTGCGCAATTTTATGTGCGTATTCTAAACGGCCTTGAGCTTCCTTCGTATACTCCTGATGCCCCCAGTTAAGTGTGCTTTTTAACTGTTCGTTTTCTGCAAGAATAGCCTGAGCAATACGTATAGCTTCAGCATTTTGTCTTTCTAACGCTTCTTTCTCACGTTTAGCATCGTGGTACTTATGGTTTATCTGATTAATGCGCTTTTGAACGCCTTTAGAGTAAGACTCTAACTCATCATCGTCATCATCACCATCGTCAGCTAGTTTAGTTCTGCCTCTATCTTCTTCAGGTGTGTCGTCTACAATATCTACCTCATAGTCATCACTACCATCAATATCTACATCGATATCTTCATTTTCGTATTCTTCAGCCATTTATCCTCCTAGTATGCGCGGCTAATGCCACGTGGGTCAGCAACTGTACCTTCAATCATGTCATCATTTACTAAGATGAACTCTTCCCCATCAACAGAGAACCGTGAACCACGATATGCTCCAATTAACACGAAATCACCTTCTTGACACCAAGGACCTGTTGGGAATTTTACTTTATCTTCATAAGCCATGTTGCCTACTTTAAGCACCATACAAACTACAGCACCTGCCTCTTCTTTCTTTTTGAAAGCGTCTGGCATTTCAATACCGCTCGCTGTTTTGTCCACTATCTTTGGTTTAATCAATAAAAGCTTATAACCTACCGGATCTGGTAAGCGGTCAGCTAATGACTCTCCCTTTTGAATAGTGGCATCCGTATCTATATTTCCTATATCTTTGGTACTCATTAATTTTCTTCCTCGATTTTTTGCAGGTCTTTTAAACGATTAAGAGCTAAGGACAGACCCGATAAAGTCCCTACCAATAATTTGTAAGCTGGGAAGTCCTCAACACGCCCTTTTGCAAGGGCATCCATGTGAGCAACTATCTCATCTTCAAGATCTTTACGCAGTACATCTAGTACAGTTTTCATTATTTAGTTCCTTCAATAAGTTGGCCTGTTGGTAGTACTAAATGAGTTCCTTTTTTCTCTTTATTAATAAAGTAATTACTTAACTCCTCAGGTGATCTATTTTTTAGATTATGTTCCGAAGGATGGAAGTACCACCTATCATTCTCCCCTTTTTGCCATTTCCCCCCCGGCGTTTCTGATGTGGAGTGCATACTTTCTTCTGAAAAAGTAGGGTGATTAGGAAGCTTAAATGTATCTGGACCATGCCCTCCAGTTGCCATTGTGTCAGGTATTTCCTTCCTTTCAACTGCTGCCTTATATGCCTTCATATCATAATCAGAATTAACTATTCCTCCTTCTGCAAAGTTAAAGAGGCCCCCTAGGCATTGGAGCCTGTGGTGCAGGTGCTGGCGCTCCTTGTGGTGGTGGAGGCGCTGCTGGAGCCCCTTGTGGCCCTGCTTGTGGCATTGGTGGAACCTCGGCTTGTCTTTGAGCTTCTATTTGTTGAGTCGCCATATCTAACCCTTTAAATAACCCTTGAACCTTAGCGTCTTCACCTTGAAGCATTAATTTAGCCTCATTGTTTAGCATCGCTATTTCTTTACTAGCGTCAATCTTCTTAAGCTCGATCTCTTTTTTGTTATTGATCTCTTGCTCTTTAAGTTGTAATTCTTTCTGCTGCATCTGTACTACAGGGTCTTGTGCTTGCTGTTGAGCCGTTTGTTGGGATTGTTCAGCTTGGTTTGCTTGTAGTAGTTGTTTAGCTGCATCAGCAGATAGTTTTGCCAGTTGTACAGCCATTTCAGGGCTTAACTCTGTATCTTCTGGAGGTAGTGTAGTACCTAGCTGAGTCTCTATACCTCTACGGTATTGGAAGCCAACATGCTCCATAATATGAGCCATTAACGCCTGTTTTAACACTGCTGCTTGTGGGTTTTGACCCATTGCTGCGGCTACTTTAGGATCGTTTATTAACGCATTATGTACTGCTAAGTGTGCATCATGGTCTTGTTCTATGAACGCTTTGACAGGTTTAGCTTTAAGAATGTCCATATTCTCTGTTACAGGATCAGTTGGTTTTTGATCTTCTTCCACAATAACGATCTTATCTGCGTCTTTAATACCCATAACTTCAAGCATTTGTCGATGTAGTACAGGTAAGTTGTATATTTGTGGAGATTGTTGAGCTAATTGTATAGCTGCTTGGTACTGAATGATCCTTTGCGCCATAGTACTAGCATTTGGATCAGAGACTGGAATAATATCAACTTTATCATAGTCTTCTTTCTTAGCTGAGGGTTCAGCATCAAACTCTGGCATGTAGTCATAAGCAGGGGCAGTATAGTCTCTTACCAACGCTGCAATTAACTTAAACTCCTGCTCCATCGAATAGTGAACACGAGCCTGAACAGCTGACATCACCTTTAGAGTTCTTTCCAATATAGCCAGTGTAGTACCTACTGGCGCCTCGCCATTCATGTTATCCAGCTTAACATCAGCAACTGCTGCTAATCTACGGCCTTCTTCTACTACGTTCTGTAATAGTGTAAATAGTGTTTGGCTTGGCTCTTTATATGGAAGCGGTAAGATATTATCTTTAATATTAGAAGATGGTACATCAACGTCTCGCCATTCACCCGGCATGATCGGAGTGTCATCACCTTTAATTCTAAGACCTCTAGACTTTAAACCACCGGGTAGGTTACTTAGTGTACCTGCATCAATTAACTGTCTGACAATAGAAGTTGCAGATTTAGCAAAGCCACCAATAAGATGAATAAGCCCGTAGCCATAAGCACCGAAACCGGGGATATAAGTATACTGTACAAAGTGTTGCTTAGCTTGTTTAAGAGGGTCATGTTCATCCCAGTTACGTCTAATGGATAAAATCTCTTGTGTGCCTTGTTCAATGGTCACAACATACGGCAGGGCTATGCCTGTCTCTTCACCTGAGTCGTCATCAACATCTTCAAACCCAACAAGATCTAACTCAACCTGCATCTCTAGGAGTCTATAGCGGTTGTCATATGTGGCTTTATACCCATCAGCTTCGTCTTTGCGCTTCTGAATATCGTCAAGGTCTTTTGTTGGTTCACCAAGGTCTATATCACGATAAAACTCAGCATATTGAAGTTTCTTAACATCGTTCTTGGTCTTACGCATGACATGAGTAAGCCTTTCTGCAGTACGCGCATCAGATGCTCCATAGGGTATATAAAGATCTTCTGCAGGTACAAACATACTTACCTGACGATTTAACGATGGATCAAAATACACTTTCTTAAACGCGGCTCCTGCCAATGCCAAGGACCACAACATCTTTTCATGTTCAGGTCTAAACTCGATCATTTTTTCCGTAAGCTGGTAGTTCATGTCTTCTACAACACGTTCTGCAGACTTCTGGGTATCAGGGTCATCTTTGCCGATTATGCGGGCTTTTACAGGTCCCTGAGCAGGAAATGTTTCAGAGATCATCTCAGACTGAAAGCGGATAGCCGCTTCTGTTAGCATGGGGTGGTATACACCACAGGCACCTTGCCAAGGTTCTGAACGCTCTTCAATTTTTAAACCTAACAAATCTAACCCGTCTACATAAGTAGACTCCCACTCTTTACGAGCGTTCTTGTCATTGTTATAGTCATCAAGTAAGTCAGCTACTAATGAGGCCATATCTGCCTCGTCCATATACTCCGCAAGGTTCGCATCAAACCCCGGCTCTTGTTCCATCTCTACATCAACTTCAGTATCAATAGGATCCATAGGATCCCCGATGTTTACCTCAATCGGTGCCTCATCATCTTCTTCTAAAAACGGGCTCTGCGGTTGCATCGCCTTAAATATGTTGTTTGGGACTTCAGCCATCAGTAGATCCTTAAGTTGTTTGTTCGTTAGTAGTAGTTAGCACGTTTCTTATACATCCAGCTATCTTCATCAATATCCTTATCTTTAGCAGATCCAATAAAGCCCCCAGACCTAAACCTAGCAAGAGCTAAAGTTACGGCGTCCACAAAGTCATCATTCCTACCTGCTGGAAACGAGGCAATCTCATTAATTACTTCATCAGCCCATCGAGTAAGAGGAGCCCATACTTTACCAGAAGCAAAAATATCAGCCACCGCATTAAGTCTTGATATCTTATCTTGTCCACGTGATGGTGTAAACTCTTGTACAGGTATGCCCATCCGTCTTAACTCGTAAATTAGTGGAGCTCCTGAAGCTTTCTTCTCAACAATAACCCCATCAGGCTCCCACTCTTGATAAAACTCTAACGTGCGTTGCTTTAAATCAGGGAACTCTAAGCGTTCTCTCCATGCCTCTAAAAGTATTAAATTTGGTTGATCTCCGTCTTCAGGATTGTTCCAAACACCAAATATCACAATGGCACTATAGTCAGCACTGGTCTTTTTCTCAAACGCCGTATCCATTGACATCAGTAGAAAGTCACAATCAGGCGGATCTTTTTCCTTCCATTCTTGCCACCACTCTCTCTTGATTATGGCTGTTGCTTCAGACGTAGGTTGTTGTTGGTACTGTGCTTGCCATTTACTTGCTGGAATTTCGTTACGTACAGCTTCAAGTTCTTCAATGTTCCAAAACTCAGGCCATAGTGGCTTGCCACTGGGTAATATAGCAGGGAACTCAACAACCTCCCATTTGTCGCCGCCATTCATAGCAGAGTGCTCTAAAATCTGTCCTGTCAGGTCTCTCATGGACCATCGGGTCATAACGATAATAATGGCTCCCCCAGGCTGTAACCGCTGACGAGGACCTGATGAATACCAACTAAAGACCTTATCGTAAACTTCAGGGTTAAACTGAGCTATAACGGCTTCGCCTTCTGAATGAGGGTCATCAATAATGAGCAAATCAGCACCCCGCCCAGTAACGGTACCGCCAACACCAGCAGCAAAGTACTCGCCATTAAAGTTTGTATTCCAGCGTCCCGCTGCCTTGGAATCCGTGCGGAGCTCGACTTCTGGGAATATTCGTCTGTATTCATCTGAGTTTACCAAGTTACGTACTTTACGACCAAAACCCTCGGCTAATTCAGCGGTGTTGCTTATCTGCATTATCTTTTTCTTAGGGAACTGTCCTAAGAACCACGCGGGTAATAAATAAGACGCAAACTCAGACTTGGTATGCCTAGGCCCAAGATTAATAATAATTCTTTTCTTTTCACCACGAGCAACAGCTTCAAAAAGCTTCGCTATACGCCTGTGATGCGCACCACTAATAAAATCAGGCCACACCGAATTAACAAAGGCTATATAGTCTTCTCTGGCATGGGCTCTTTCTTTACGGGTATTTAATTCTTGTATAACATCTAATAAGGCAGCTTTTTCCGCTAGTGGCGCGGCACTGATAAGGGCATCAAAATCTTCTGGGCTAAAGTCTTCAAACACTCAATACCACCCCTTCGATAACCTTTTCGTCTGATTTATTGAGATATCTTTGCATTGCTTGGCGTAGGGTCTTCTCTAACTCGTCACTTGTTTTATGGGTAATGCTAAGTTCTGTTTTCTCCACCATGAGGCCCACGGTGCTGGTTTTAGCTAGAGTGTCTAACGCAGATTTACTTATTTTTGGATCGGGATCATTAGCTTGTTGTACTAATTTAGTCAGAACGAAGTTCTGCCATTGTCCCTGCGTTGTAGGCAAGTCAAAGTTGTATTGCCCGAAGTGCTTTTTTAAATATTTTTCAGCTGCAAGTGATGGGGCACTTGTTAATTTTACGCCTTCTTGTGCGGTTTTCTCCGCCCATTTTTTATCCTCTTCTGTTGGAAGCAAAGGTAAGTCGGCAGGGTGATTCAGTTCTTGAAATTTTAGATCCGCAAAAACGTCTTGTGCGTTAACACTAGGTACACCTAGAGGGATTTCAAAGTCATCTGTAGTTTTATTTTTTGTCATGTTCGCAGAACTCGGAGTTCAGATGGTGGAAGCGTAATGGATACAGGACGGGATGTCAATGAAAATTTTTATATAAAATTTTTTGGTTTTTGTTTTAAAAAAGGCATGGGGGGTGTTTTGGGGAAAACGTAGTTTTTGTAGGGTAATTATGTTTTGGCTTTACATTAGTTTTTATGTGGTATTGTGATGTGGGATTTACCTTAGTTTTTATGTGGTATTGTGATGTGGGATTTTTGATGGAAATTTTGGGATTAAGTGAGTGGAATATAGTTTATGCGCACCTGCCGGGACGTTAAATGCATTTGGGGGGTTACCCGCCCCGTGGGTCTGCTATATACAGAAGCCAGGCGACTGAGCCTTGATGTTAGCCAAGCTGCATAGCGTTATTCAATTGATTGATAATATTTATTTGCTTTTATTGTTTTAGTCTGTTATATTATAGTCGTCGTTTGGTGTTACCGAACTATTTATAACTTAATGAGAGTCTTATTATGATTGGCAATTATTCACTAACTAAAGTTTCAAGTAACTCTAAAACTGGTGCGATACCTGTAACAGTATCAAACCGCAAAACTTGCCCGCCTAGTTGCCCATTGCTTAAAAATGGCTGTTATGCCGAAGGATATTATACGCAATTACATTGGGATAAAGTAACAAGTGGTGAACGTGGTACAAATTGGAATGAATTTATCAATGCTATAAAAGCACTACCTAAAAGAGTTTTATGGCGTCACAATGTTAGCGGTGACTTAGTAGGCGATAATAACATTATCAACCCTCAAGCTTTAAAGGACTTGGTACAAGCTAATAAAAACAAAAGTGGTTTTACATATACTCATTATCCGATGGATAACGATAATAATATCCAAGCGGTTAAAATGGCTAATAATGGCGGTTTTACTGTTAACTTATCAGCTAATAGCATTGATCAAGCCGATGACTATAAAGCTTTAACCATTGCACCAGTGGTAGTGGTAGTAAGTGAGAATTGCGACAAAGTTACTTATACACCAAATAATAATAAAATTGTAATATGCCCCGCACAAACAAGCGATAAGGTTAATTGTGCTAATTGCGGTTTGTGTCAAAAAAGTGATAGAGATTATATTATCGGCTTTCGTGTACACGGCACATATACAAAGAAAGTTAAATTATCATTAGCAATCTAATAATAGGACTATATAAAATGAAATTAATAACTGGTAAAAAGATTATAGGCAATATGCTAGACAATAAGATTGTATGCTTAAGAAAGGGTAAATATGGCGGGATATCAGAATCAACAAGGGACTTGTTATGTAGTATATTGTTTGATTATGGCTATAAAAGGGTTGAATGTACGCCACTAGATAATGGCTATCTAGAAATAAAACTAGATAATGATTTTATCTTAAGTAACAAAGTAAAACTGTACTAGTAGAATAAGAGTAAAACTGAATCAAGGGGGCATATGCCCCCTTTTTTATGCCTGTGATATTAAGCAGTCATATCCTGCTCAACCTGCCAAATTAACGTGATAGCACTATCTTTATTGAACGAAACAAAAAAAGTAGTACTCAGACCTAGGTTTGAAATTATCGTGGCTTAAATCGATTATTTTTATGGCAACACGCAGGCAATTGGATCATGCAGGGTAGTCACGGCTCAAAATTATACTTTATGGGGTTACAGTCTACGGTCTGCTTGAGTTAAATAAGCTTGTTGTGTATGTTTTATTTCAACTGGTACAAAGTAGATATATTGGCAATTTGATGGCAAAGTCCAGCAGTTCTGCGGTTCGGTTGTATTTGTTAAGTTATATTATTATTATTAATAAATAAATATATATATATATTCTAGAGATCTAAAAAAAGTACTGTTCTCTTTTTGTTCTCCTTTTACACTTCTCTTTTTTTCAATCTAAATATAAGTAAACTCTCAGAACTTAAATAATTTTTTAAATCTCGCTATACGCTCCCACACAACCCGCATAAACTCTACAATCTCACAAGCCATAGACAATTGTCCTAATTTGTACCAATTCAAAGAAAACCTACATAACAACACCAACTTCTCACACCACAGATACAGTACGGCAATACATGCGGAGCTTGTTAAGCGATTTAATTATTTTTTTCAGCAGCAAAACCTCTACAACCCGCATGAAACCTGGATTGTTACTTTGTAGTGTTAGTTAATTTTATTTTTTATGGCGATTACACGTTAACATTGGTATTTAAAACTATTATGCTTTAGCCATACATTAACTATTTGACTTATTATTTAGTTCTGATATATTACCAACTCCTTAACACACATTATATATAACTTATGACTAAAAAAACTATATCAGTAGCTATATCTCGCAAGGCTTACGCTATATTAAAAGACAAAGCTCACCATGAAAGGAGGAGC